ATACTGTCATTATATCCTAAACTTCAAACAAACGATGGATAGAATATTAAATATAGTGTCATATAAAGCAGAGCATGGAGAATACATTATGAAGCAACAGATGAATCATACATTAATGGATAAAGATATGGAGTTCGAAGGTAACGCAAAGAACCTAGAACAAGATAACTTAGCGTTTACTGGTATGATTGATGGTAAACCTATCTTTGCTGCAGGTATGAAAATCATTTGGAATGGTGTTGCCGAAGGTTGGGTACTAGCTACTAAAGATGCTTTAGATCATCCCTTGCTAGTCGCAAGAGCTATAAGAAAAGATTTTGCAAGGATTGCTAAAGAAAATAATATCAATAGAGTTCAAACTGCTGTAAGAGCAAACTATACAACTGGCTTAAAATTTGCTAAGTGGTTAGGTTTAGAGGAAGAAGGATTAATGAAAAAATTTGGCTTTGATGGTTCAGATCAATATATGTATGCGAGGTTATTCTAATGAGTTGGGTATCAGCAGTAGCACCAGCATTAACAACAGCAGCTCCCTATATATCGGCTGGAACTACAGTATTAGGAGTTGTTCAAGCAGAAAAAATAGGTAATTACAATGAAGCAGTTAATAATAGAAAAGCTGCTGTATTAGAACAAGAAGGTCAACTTATTGCTAAGCAAACAGAATTTGATTTAGCACAATTTGATAAACAGTTTAGAAAGCTAGAAGGTAAAACAAAAGTTGCTCTTGCTAAATCTGGTGCTGTTGTTGGAGAAGGAACTGGAAGAAGGATTGAAATAAATAATTTAACAGAAGCAGAAATTGAAAGAAATAATATAAGATATAACTCTCAAATAGCACAAGCTAAAAAATTTGAAGAAGCAGCATTTGCTAGAATCAATGCTAATGTTGCTAAAGAACAAGCAAGATTTGAACAAATAAGATTAGGTACTCAGTTAGGTACAAGTCTATTAACAATGCAAGGATAATTGAATGCCAACTATACCTACAATTACTGCACAAACAAGACCAACAGCAGAAGCACCAAGTACAACTGGTGGAACTACTATTGATCCTAGCCAAAATATTGCAACTGCTACTGCACCATTAACAAGTAGTTTAACTAAACTTTATGTAAAAGAAAAACAACAAGAAGCTAATAACAAAGCAATAAAAATATTATCCGATCTTTATGTTAATCAAGAAGATGGAACAAAAGGTTTATATTCAATTCAAAGTGAAACAAGTTCAAATCCTAATCCTAGTGAAGCATCTTTTCTCTATGATAATGATGTAGAAAAATTATGGAATTATACAAAAAATACAAAGTTACAAGGTTTAGATAATTTTACTAAAAAAGCATTAGAAAATAAATTTTATTCTACTGCTAGTTTATTTAAAATAAAATCATTAGAAAGTTCAAGAAACTCACAAATAAAAGAAACAAGAAATGTAACAGACGATTTTGTTTTGAAAGAATCTTTAGCATTAAAATTAAATGGTATCGAATATTTAGAACCTTATAAAAATAATATATTAGATGTAGTTGAAAAAAATTATTTAAAAGAAGATGAAGGTGTAAAAAAACTTGATATACAAAACTATTTAAAATTTGGTCAATCACAATTAGCAAATGATTTAGCTATTAAAGATCCACTATTTTTAAAACAAAATATAAATAAATTTGATGCTTTGTCTGCTGAAGATCAAATGAATATATTAGCTACTGCTGATAAACAAATTTTTGAAAATAAAAAAACATACTTTACTAATGGTATGGAATTAACAGAGGATAGTACAACACAATCTATTATAAATGCTTATGATCAAATTAAAGATGCTACATTTGGTGGTGATATAAACAAAATAAATTTATGGCAATCTCTACCAGAAAATGAAAAAAAAGAAATATTAGATCACGCTAAAACAGTAAGAAGATCTAATACAGCAGAATTAAATAATAGAAACAATGCTGTTCTTAATGAATCAAAACAAAAAAGTATTAATGATTTTCAAAAAATGTTTAATGATTCTCAATCATTGGAAACTTTAACAGAACTTGAAATCAATAATATTTTTGGTGAACCTAAAAATGATTATGAATTAGATGCTAAAAATCAAATTGTAGAACTATCTACAAAAATAGGTCAAAAAGAATTTTCTAATGTTAATAATTATTATAAAAATTTTGATATTCAGAAAGCAATATTATCTGGACAAATTACAGATCACATTACACCTTTTCAATTAGAAGGAGAAACAGAAGCTAAGAGTATTACTCAAAGAGTTGGCGATGGTATTTCTAAAAAAGAATTTGGTTATTATATTAATTATTTATTACCCAATAAAAACAATCAAGTATTTGTTGATAATCATAAAAAATTATATTCTGTTATTGAACAACTTCAACCTTTTATTGAAGGAGAAAGTTCTTTAAAATATTTAGATACAACTACCGACAATCGTTTAAATAATTTTCAATCTCAAATGATATTTAATTTTTCTGAAGCTATAAGAAATGGAAAAAATATAAATGAAGTTTTAGATATTAAAAACAAAAATTTTATTTTAAAAGATCTAAAACAATTTAAACCTAATAAAGATTTACTAACAAAATTAATTTCAGAAAAATCTGTTGAATCATTAGAAGAAGATACTTTACTTCCACCTCAATGGAATCCAGATATTCATAAGTCTTACATGGATTATATAAATTCAAAAGAATATAGAGAATATTTAATTAAGAAACAGGAACAATAATGCCTTTGGTAGTAGATCAAATAAATGATATGATCAAAGCAGGAGTTCCTATTGATCAAGTAAACAAATTTAAAGAAGATAAACTTCTTGAAATGAAACAAGGGAATGTTCCTTTAAAAATAATATCAGAACAATTTGGTCAAAAAGAAGTTAATAGAACTGATATACAAAAATTTTGGAAATCAATATCTACAGAGGTAGAAAATGATGTTGGGTATGGAAGGATTTTAGATTACGATCAAGTTCCAGACGATAATGCTCCAGACAAAATACAAAAATTTTTATTAGGAAATGATGAAAGATATCAATTTAAACCATACATTGAAAGAGCATTAGGAAATTCTGGTTTAAATAAAATTATTAAATATCATTCAGATGGTCAATGGGGTTATGAAGTTGATCAACCTTTACCAGAAGGTACAGGATTTTTAGAAAAAATAACTGAAGGTGCAGTAGGTTTAATTGCTGAAATACCAACATTTGTTCCTGGTGCTGTTATTGGTGGACTTACAAGTGGTCCAAGTGGAGTAGTTTTAGGTGGTGGATTTAGTGCTGGTGCTATTCAAGGAATGTATTCTGAAGCATTAAAAAAAGGAGAAGTAAAAGGTTTTGCAGAATGGTGGGATATTTTTATGGAAGAAGGTTTATCAGAGGGTGCTAAGACAGCTGCAAAATTATATGCTGCTTATAAAGCTCCTGCATTATTGCCTTTTGCCAATCCTATTGTTAATAATATTGTTGGTAGAACTTTAACACAATCAACAGCATATACTGCAACAGGAGTTGCTATGGGTGAAGATATGCCAACAGCAGAAGATTTTGCTGTTACATCTTTATTATTTGCACCATTTAATATTAAAGCTTCTAAATCAAAACTAGATAATGTAATTGCAAAAACAGGTAAAAAACCAATAGATATTATTGAAGATGTGGTAAAAGATAGAACCATTTGGGAAGATCTTAATTCAAAAAATATTGAAACACCAAGAGCATACAGAGATATAGCGTTAGAAAAAACAATAGAACAAAAAATAAAAGAACTAAAAAAACAAAATCAAGAAATTTATAAAAATTCAAGAAAACAAAATGATTTAGATAAAAAAAAAGTAGAACAAGAAGTAAAGAAAAAAAACCCTAATGCTTCTATGGAACAGGTATATCTTGAAAGAGATCGTATTCTTTCAGAAAAAACTAATAAAAAAATAGAACCTATTATTAATCAAATTAAAGAATTAGAATCTCAATTACAAAATAAACAAGAACCATTAACAAAAGAACAAATTGAAAAAGCAGATAAAATAAAAGATGAAACAAGAAATGAATTAGATAAAAGTATTGCTTATGAGACTAAAGAAAGAGTTTGGAAAATAGAAAATTTTATAGACGATCTTTTTTATAATCTTTTAGATCAAAATCATGTTTATAAAAGAGCTGAAAAAAAAGTAGAAAAACTTGGAATTAATTATGAAAAAGAAGCATCACCTTATGAAATTAGACAACTATTAAATGATACCAAGGGTACAATAGATTTTTTTATAGAACGAGGTGCTTTAGATTATAAAACAGGAAAAAAAATTGGACCAGCATTAAAGGAAATCTTTAAAGATAATAATATAAATGATTTATCAATTTACAAAGATTTAATTAGATATGCTATTTCAAAAAGAGCTATAGAAAAAAATGCACAAAAATTTGAAACAGGAGTTAATATAAAAGCTGCTGAAAAATTTGTAAAAGAAAATAAACAATTTGAAAAACCTTTTAGAGAAGCTGTTCAAGTTTCTGAACTTGCTTTAAAATATTTATATGATTCTGGAGTTATATCTAAAGAGGTTTATCAAGCTGCATTAAAAGCTAATAAAGATTATGTTCCATTTTATAGAGATTTTATAGAAGGTGCAACTAAAGGAAATTTTTCTAAAAATGTAAGTAATCCATTAAAATTTTTCAAAGGTAGTAAAAGAAAAATAGTTGATCCATTTGAAAGTATTTATAATAATATTTCAACATATATTACTATTGCAAAAAGAAATGAAGCTAATGTAGCGTTTATTGAAATGATTGAAAAAGCTAGAAAGGTAGATCCTAATGCTTTTCCAGAAGTTCAAATTTCTCCCAAAAGAACTAAAGAAACAAAAATTTCAGAAAAAGAATTAGAACAAATTGTTGAAAATCCTAAAAATTTAAAACCAGAAGTTCGTGATGGTTTTTCAGTTTTTAGAAAAGAAGATGGATATTTAAAAGATACAGAAATTGTAGTTTACAGAAATGGTAAAAGAGAAGTTTGGGAAGTAGGTGAATCATTTGCAAGACCAACTAAAGTTTTAAGCAAAACTACTTTTGAAAATATGGCAAATATATTTTCATTGCCTTCAAGAACATTAAGAGCTGGTGCTACAGGAGCTTTAGAATTTATGTATAACAATGTTCCAAGAGATGCTTTTACTTCTGCCATATTAAGTAAAGGATGGCATCCACCTTTTTATCAAACAATACAAGGTGCTGGTTTAATGATAAAACCTTTAAGAACTAAATTAGGATTAGATCCTATGTTTGAAAAATATGTAAAATCTGGTGCATTACAAAATTCACTTGTTACTCTTGATAGAACTTATTTTGATAGAACAGTAAAAGAATATTTTACAAAAACTAAACCAATTAATTATATAAAAAATTTTCCAGAATTTTTTAGAATATATTTAGAATTTTCAGAAGCAATAAATAGATCTGGAAATTTTAAACTATCTCTTGAAAGAAATTTAAAAAAAGGTTTATCTGAAAAAGAAGCTATTAGAAAAGCTGGATTTGAAACTAGAGAAAATCCTATTGATTACAGAAGAATGGGTGTAAAAATTCAAGCACTTAATCAAATATCTGCTTTTTTTAATGCAAGAATACAAGGTTTGTATCAAACAGTAAAAGCATTTAAGGAAAGACCATTACAAACTTATGCTAAAATTTTTGCTTATGTTCAATTACCATCTATATTATTATGGATGGCTAACCATGATGATCCAGACTATCAATCATTACCACAATGGAGAAAAGATTTATTTTGGAACATAAGAGTTAATGGAACTTATTATCCAATAGCAAAACCATTTGAAATTGGTTTGATATTTGGAACTGGTACTGAAAGATTTTTAGATTATTACTTTGATAAAGATCCTAAAGCTATAGAAAAATTTAAAGATGCTGCTACAGTTTCAGCATTTAAAGGTTTAATACCTATTCCAGATTTTGTTAAACCTTGGTTTGAAGCTAAAAATAATAGAAGTTTCTTTTTTGATAGACCTATTATTCCTGCTGGTTTAGAAAATGTTCCATCGGAATATCAATATACTGATTACACATCTGAAACTATGAAGTTAATTGCAAATTTAATTAGAAAAGTTTATGGCGATGATTTTTCAAAAGCATCTTCACCTCTTGTTTTAGAGAATGCTTGGAGAGGTTGGTCTGGTGGTATTGGTGGATATATATTACAATTATCAGATTTATTATTAGATGCTACTGGTATTGTGGATAGATCTAAAAATAGAAAAAAAATGTTATCAGAATATCCTGTTATTAAAGCTCTTATAATTAAAAATCCAGATAGAAATGCAGAACCTATAACTGATTTTAGAAAGTTATATGAACCAGTTGCAAAACGAATTAAAGCTAAAAATTTATTAATTCAAAAAGGAGAAATTGATAAAGCAAAAATAGAACAAGAAAAATTACCTAAAAATTGGGTAGTATTAGAAAGAGCTTATAAAGCATTACAAGTTCAAGAACAAATAATAAGAAATATTAATGAAGATCCTAATGAAACTCCAGAAGCTAAATTACATATAACCAATATAATGATTAAAGAAATGATTAGAGAAGCTAAATACGCAATTAACTTATATTATGACAAAGAAGTATATACTATTAAAGTAGACAAAGAATAAATAATTTAATATAGAGGTAACTAATATGACAATATCTTCAACCACAGTAAAGAACTCCTACGCAGGTAATGGTACACTCGATACCTTCAACTACACTTTTAAGATCTTTGCAGACGCTGATATTCAAGTTATTATTAGGGATGCCACAGCAACTGAAACAGTTAAAACTTTAACTACTCACTATACAGTTACAGGTGCAGGTTCTGCTTCTGGTGGAACTATTGTATTTACAGCTGGTAATATTCCAACTGCTACAGAAACAGTTGTGATA